ATATATTTTACTAATGAATAATAAAGACTTATATCAGAATATATTAGGGACGGCAATAGGTGTAATACTTGTGGTAATGCTTTATTTACTTTTTACAGTTACCATACCACAGGATAATATGAATATATTGCTTTTAATAATTGGTGCTCTTATTAGTTCCTTTACTACGGTGGTTCAGTATTACTTTGGATCGAGTAAAGGGTCAGCAGATAAGGATAAAATTATAAGAAATAAGGAGGACTAAATGGAAAGGATGAAACATAGCGGTACTGATCTTGCTGAAGCTATTGTACCTCGTACTGGGGCACAGATTAAAGTATTCAGTGAGTTAGTCAATCGTCTGACTCTGGGATATAAGATGGGAGTCCAATATGAAGGATCTCGGGATTTATATAAAGCTCTTGGGTATAAAGAAGTTGTAGGGTTCAGAGATTTCTATAATAGATATACTCGTCAGGCAATGGCTAAGGCGATAATTGATCGTCCTGTAAAAGCTACTTGGTCAGGGGATCTCGATCTGATTGAACCTGAGGAAGCTGAAGATACAGCTTTTGAAGAGGCTTGGGACGAATTAGATAGGACGCTTGGATTAAAGACTATGTTATCCCGGGTTGATAGATTAACTGGCATTGGTCGATATGGAGTATTATTACTCGGATTGAATGATGTTACTAATCAGCAAACCTTCAGCCAGCCAGCTACCAGAAGTAATTATAAATTAATCTATCTTAAACCATTTGGTGAAGAAACGGCAAAGATAGATTCTTATGAAGTAAATCCTAAAAATGAAAGATACGGTAAACCTTTATATTATAGTATTAATATTGTTGATGCGGCTACACAAACAGCTCAAACCGTAAAAGTTCACTATACTAGGATTATTCATATAACTGACGATAATTTGGAATCTGATGTATTTGGTACTCCAAGACTTGAGCCAGTATTTAATAACCTGATGGATTTGGATAAGGTTACTGGAGGTGATGCTGAAATGTTTTGGAGAGGTGCTCGTCCTGGATATCATGGTAAACTGGATCCAGAATTTATGGCAACGGAGGCTTTCAAAGAAAAGCTACAGGATGACCTTGATGAGTATGAACATAACTTACGTAGATTTATTATAAATGAAGGAGTTGATTTAAAAGCTCTCGAAGTACAGATTTCTGATCCTACTCCTCACGTTGATGTGATACTTCAGAATATTTCAGCAGAAACAGGGATTCCGAAAAGAGTCCTGACTGGGACTGAAAGGGGGGAATTAGCCAGTACTCAGGATACTACCGAGTGGTTATCATATGTTCAAGCTCGTAGAGAGGATCATGCAGAACCTCGGATAGTTCGTCCAGTAGTTGATCGTTTTATTGAGTTAGGTATATTACCATCTCCCACAGGTGAAACTTATCAGGTGAAATGGGCAGATTTATTCTCTATCAGTGAAAAGGCAAGAGTTGAAATTGGAACACGAAGGGCTGAATCATTGAGGAATTATACTTATAATGCTATGGCAGGTATTATCATTCCTCCAGATGTATTCCTCGAGAAGTTCTTAGGATTCACCAAAGATGAGATAACGATGGTTCAACATATGAGGGATGAACAGTTAGGTGAGGAAGTGATGGATATAGTAAAAGATGCAGTTGATGCAGCAAATGCCCCTCCTCCTCCCCCAGTTCAAGGAGTAGGTGGTAAACCAATGCCAGCAGGAAAGAAAGGAGCAGCCGCTGTTAAGACTCCATCAAGACCAACAAGACCACAAATAAGATGATAGCTGAAGTAGAACATATATGCACTTTCGCTCAAGCGAGTAACTATGATCCAACTCATACCACGGATCTGAGGAATGCTTTAGTTAGACAGATGAAGATTCGTTTTGCTGAGTTGGTGAAGGTAGTTCGTTTGGCAGTAGATAAACAAGATTGTTTTGGTTTACGTGGTAAAGATGTAGCTACTTATCAAATGATTCCACCAGGACAGCATTCTTTTACTTTCCTTAGAGATCCTCAAAAGGTTGAGGAGTTTATGAAGTGGTTGCAGCAACAGGTTGATAGAGGATTATTAACTCTTGGTACTTTCAATCAGATCGGAAGAGGAATTGAAAATGCTTGGACCGATACTTATATACTTGATTCATATAAACGAGGAATATTAAGGGCTGAAGCAGAATTGAGGAAAGCTGGATTAACTATTCCTGAGATAGAATTAGCTGCTACTTTTAGTACTCCTATTCATCTTGATAGAGTGGGAGTTCTATTTACGCGAGTATTCTCCGAATTGAAGGGAATTACAGCCGAGATGGAGAGGAACATTAGTCGAATATTGGCACAAGGGATGATCAACGGTGAAGACCCTATTACTCTATCAAAACAGTTAGTAGCTGCTATTGATGGAACAGGAATGGGAACTTTAGGAATGACTGATGCTTTGGGAAGATTCATTCCTGCTTTGACCAGAGCTAAAATGATGGCTCGTACGGAAATGATTAGAGCTTTTCATTTAGCTGCTATACAAGAATATAGGAATTGGGCAGTTGAAGAAGTTTATGTTAAGGCTGAATGGATGACCGCACAAGATGAAAAAGTTTGTGATAAATGTTTGGCACTTCAAGGAAAAATATTTACCTTAGACGAAATTGAACCAATGATACCTTTACATCCTAATTGCAGATGTATAGCTTTACCATATATAGAGGATATAACAAAGTATTATAATATTAACGGATAGGAGGAAAAAAGATGCCTTGGACAGTTGCTGATGTAGATAAACATAAAAAAGGACTTTCTGATAAGGGAAAGGCTCAATGGGTTGCTGTAGCCAACTCGGTTTTGGCAAAGTGTATAAAGAATGGCGGTACTGATGCAACTTGTGCTCCATCTGCTATTCGCCAGGCGAATGGGGTGACAGGAAATTCTGTTTTTACCATTTATAAGAATAGGCAGAAACCTACTCACACTCCAGAGACTATACAACACGAAGGAGTTACTCATTTGAAAGTTCCTGTGGTTATGATGGTAGAAGGAGTCCATAATGGAAGTCATGGTCCTTTACTCTATACGGCAGAAGAATTGAGTAAATTTCCAGAAGCTTGGGATGGAAGACCAGTGGTGATTGATCATCCAGAAGTTGAGGGAGTATATGTATCAGCCAACTCTCCTCAAATGATTGAGCAAAGGAAAATAGGAAATGTTTATAATACTCATATGGATGGATCCAGACTAATGGCTGAACTATGGATAAATGAGGAAAAGATAAGACAAATGTCTTCAGCTGTTCTTGCTGCTTTACAAGCAGGTCAAACATTAGAAGTAAGTCTGGGGATGTTTACAGAAGAAGAACAAGTATCAGGAACATGGCGCGGTGAAACATATGATGCTATTGCCAGAAACAACAGACCAGATCATTTAGCACTCCTGCCCGGCGGTGTTGGAGCCTGTTCTATTGCAGATGGTTGTGGCACTTGTGTTAATAGTGCTTTGTGTATTAATAAGAAAGGAGGAACAGATGTGAATGAACTTGAGTTTGACAAAGCGTTAAAGGATTTCTATGTATCCCAACTCCATGCTAACGCAGAGCAAGGATATAAAGAAATTGTTGATGCTGCTCGTTCAAAACTGGATTCTATGGACAGTAATGATTCAATTAACTTCTTACAAGAAGTATATAATGATTTTCTTGTCTACGAGACTCGGTTAAGAATAGGTGGCGCAAAGGTCTACAAGCAGGAATACGAATACAAAGATGGTGCCGTTGTATTGAAAGGTAATCCTACTGAAGTACGAAAGAAAGTGGAATACGTTGCACTTGCCGAAGGTTCTGGCATTGAAAGAACTAAATTTAATAATAATTCAAATAAGGAGGAACACGAAATGGCAGATGAAAAATGCGCTCCCTGTATCAAGAAGAAAGTGGATGCTTTGATCGCTCACACGTCAAAGAAATTCGCCGAAACTGACAGGCCGTGGCTTGAGACTTTCTCTGAAGATCAGTTGGAAAAAATGATCCCAACTGTTATTGAAAAGGAAGTAACCAAAGAAGTGAATGCTCTTACTGATGTTCAGAAAGCCGCCCTCGCCTATGGTGAGAAAGTGCTGAAAGAAAGACGTGAGAAGTTGATTAAAGGAATTCAGACCAACGCAAAAGATGTTTGGACTGATGCTGATCTGGCTGATATGGATGAAGTAAAGCTTGAGAAAGTATTTATTTCTGTTAATAAGGTTAAGGTTGATGAATTTGATTACTCTGTTACAGGAGAGTCTGATCTCAATGTTAACGAATGTAAGGAAGCCCCAATGCTTCTTACAGGAGCTAAACTTAAAACTAAATAAGAGGAGGACTGAAAAATGAGTGTAGATCGTTATACGATTAAGCTGAAAAGTTACCTGGATGTCTTTATTGAGAAGTATGCTCACGAGGCATTCTATCCAGGAGCTCTGTTACTTCTGAACGCGGATGATGAGTTAGAAGTACACGATGATGATGCACCTGCGGCATTTATTCCTATCGTTGCGATAGAAGATGCTTTGCAGGGTAAGGGTATTAATGATGCCTACGCCGCTGGCGATTGGGTACGTGGTTGGGTTCCTTCCCGTGGGGATGTATTCTATGGAATCCTTGCTGATGGTGAACATGTAGCTATTGGAGATTTTCTTCAAGCTTATGGCACCGCAGGATATCTTGAGAAGCAGACTGGCACAGGTCATGCTATAGGAATTGCTTTGGAACACCTTGATCTTTCTGGTTCAGATAGTTCAGATGCTCCTGATCCTAATAGTCCAGTGAGTCCGTTTGGATATTCCAGAAGAATCAAATGCATGGTACTTTAATTAAGGAAAGGAGAAATATATGAAAACAAGCGTTGATTTAATTGGAATGGACGGAAGAGCAAGAGGTGAAGTCGCCAGAATGCTGGCAGGTAAGAAACTCGACCCTCACAGAATGCGTCCGTTTATTGGTGAGGATGGCTATACCTCATTCTTCACTGTCTACAAAGGCGGTGATCCTGAGGATATAAAGAGCTACCAGGTAGTTCAGGCTCCTCTGAATGTGAATGCTACTCTCCGCAGGGATGAGTGGAAAGCCCTCGACGATGCTGAGAGTAGCA